TTTGTGTCACATAAGGGAATAATCGACTCAATTCATAAATAATAAAAAGTACGAGTTTTTATGGGATTAACTATAACTAAATCTGGTCCTTATTTCAATGGTACGAATGCGCCAAGCAATACTACCAATATGAAGTTTAGTCAGTTGCGAGATACTTTTAGATTGAATAATCCGAGTGGTGCGATAAGTGCGAGTGAATTGCTAAGAGATATTGATACAAATAGTGCAGATCCAATCGTTCCCGATGCTACTGAAAATGTTGCGATTGCATCAAATCCAATTAATACAGCATCTAACTGGAAAGTATCACAGTTTCAAGGTGCAATCAAATTTTATGATGTTAATCAAGATGCCTCTGATAACAACGCAAACTTTAATATTAGTGCATTAACAGAGTGGAATAATAATTTAGGTAAAACAATTAAGAAGAAATTTACATTAAGAGGAACACATACATCAACAACTACAGGTGATGCAGCGGCAAAAATTCTGACTGCTGCTTTTAACTTAACACTTGAAATACATGGAGTATTCTATGGTGCAGGGGGAACAGGTGGTACATCTAGTTCTGTAAGTGGAAATCCAGGTGGTGCTGCTTTAAGTATTAATAGTGGTCGTGTGATTGTTGATATTCAACCCAACGGAAGACTTTGGGGTGGTGGAGGTGGAGGAGAATTTGGTGCAAATGGAAGTCAAGGAACTGCTGGAACTTGTCAGAGAGATACAACTGTAACTGCCTGTAATACAACTCCATCTTGCCCACCAGGTCAGACATTAATCAGTCAATCTCAGGGTGGTTGTTGTGCATTAGAAAGGTTCTGTTGGGGACCATGGCAATCATTTTGTGGTAATAATTGTGTAGGATATACTCAGGTAGGAACTTGTAGGGAAACAGTCGCATCAAACATCCCTGCTCCTGTAATAGGTGGTAATGGTGGAGCAGGTCGAGGATTTAATAATTTCTCAGGTTCATTAACTGGTTCTGTTGGTGCAAGTCCAAATTGCCCAACTTGTGCTTCAGGGTTTACTCTTCAAGGAGGTACTGGTTCTTGTGGAAGTCAGGGTGGAACTGGCGCCACAGGTGGAGATTGGGGTCAAAATGGTGGAAACACAGGAGCATCTGGTTCAGGAGGACAGGGTGGATCGGCAATTTCTGGGTCTGGTTTTACAGTAGTTGGTAACAATACAAATACAGTTAAGGGTGCTATATAATACAAATAGAAGTATATTATGTCAGACGATTTGCAATCCCCAAATTTAGTTGAAAAGGGTAAAAACCTTGCCAAATATACTTGGGAACTAATTAATTATATTCAAAATAACTACGAGAAAGCTCTTGTGGTTACTGACGAGGAATATAAGGAAAGGATTACGATATGTCGAGAATGTGATAGGTTTCGAGAAATTCAGAATGAGTGTGCAGAGTGTGGATGTTATCTACCTGCGAAAGCAAGAATAGTACTAGATTCCTGTCCACTAGGAAAATGGAAGATGAAAGATGAAGAGTGGTTTACGAATGAAAAATTTGATGATATAATTAAAGATATGGATAAATAAAAGAAAAAAGTTAAATGGGTTATTACATAAAAAAGACAGGTCTATCTGGCAAGACAGTCTATTGGACAGGTGGAGTTCACTGGTCTGATGATAGTTCAAAGAAAAAAGTATATGCTAACAAAGGAACAGCAGATAATAAAATTGTGAATACTGATGGTAAAAATGGTGGTTGGACAGGTGCAACTGTTGTTAGTGAGTAGTTAGAAATACAAAAACACATACATACCTTTGTATGGTTTGTTCGGGAAGTTTTATATTTTTTTAAGATCAGGGGTGGACAGCACCCCTTTTTTTGTGTTATAATAGAGTATATTTAATTTTATTATGCTTGATAGTGGCAAACTAATGTATTCGAGTGGTAACAATGATGAGTGTTACACACCCGATTATGGTGTAGAACCAATATTGAAGTACATCCCAGAGGGTGCTATAGTTTGGTGTCCTTTTGACACAGAGGAGAGTCAATTTGTAAAGCAAATATCAAAACAGAATGAAGTAGAATATTCACACATATCAACTGGTCACGATTTTTTTGATTATGAACCTGACGAGTGGGATGTAATGGTATCAAATCCACCATTCACAAATAAGAGAAAGTATTTTGAGAGAGCATTAGCTTTTGGCAAACCCTTTGCCTTGATAATGACAAATACTTGGTTGAATGACTCAGCACCAAAACAACTGTTCAAAGATAAAGACCTACAGTTATTGATGTTTGATAAGAGAATGAAGTTTATAAGTCCTGATGGTAGAAAGAATGATAAGATCACATTCAGTAGTAGTTACTATTGTTGGAATTTTCTACCAAAACAAATTATTATGGAGGAACTACAAGTGACAAAAAAAGAAGTGGCACAAGAGGTAGAGACACCTCTTACAAAACTGTTATCATAGGTATATCAAAAGAAATACTATGCAACTAAGACCACATCAAAACGAAGCACTTGCAAAGATGAGACTACGCAGAAAAGGACAAGTGATTGTTCCTACTGGTGGTGGCAAGACTATGTGTATGATTGAAGATGCCAAGAGAAGATTTGCACAGGATAGTTTACCAAAGACTATTGTTGTAGTTGCACCTCGTATTCTACTTGCGAATCAGTTGTCAGCAGAGTTCTTAGAGTTCATCACAGATGTAGAGGTCATTCACGTTCATAGTGGAGAGACACATCACAAGAGTACAACTAAGACAGATGAATTAGAATACTGGTATCACAATAGCACAGAGAACTTACTTATATTCACTACATATCATTCACTACACAGAATATCAGACTCACTTGATATTGAAGTCGATACTATCTACTTTGATGAAGCACACAATTCAGTACAGAAAAACTTTTACCCTGCTACTGAACACTTCTCAAGAAATGCAGATAGATGCTACTTCTTTACAGCAACACCAAAGCACTCTCGCACATCTGAGAAAGCAGGTATGAACTGGTCAAAGACTTATGGTAATGTGATATGCCAAATCCCTGCACCAAGACTTGTCAAGCAGGGATATATACTACCACCAAAGGTTGAAGTCTATCGTTCAAGAATACTCAAGAAGGATGAGTTAGTTGCAGACAGAGACAATGAGCAAATGGTTGAGGCGATTGACAATCTTGACAAAGACAAAGTATTGATATGTGCTAAGTCAACCAGACAGATTGTTGCACTTGTATCACAGACAGACTTTGTGAAGCAACTTGCCATTCGTGGTTACTCTTATATGTACATCACATCAAAGACAGGTGCTATCATTGATGGAGAGAAGGTCGATAGAGAGACTTTCTTTGATACTCTTAATGAGTGGGGTAGAAATGGTAAGAAGTTTGTTGTACTTCATCACAGCATACTTTCAGAGGGTATCAATGTCAATGGTCTTGAAGCGGTATTGTTTATGAGATCAATGGATTACATAGGTATCTCACAGACAATCGGTAGAGTCATTCGTAAAGGTAATGCAGACAAAGTATTTGGACTTGTATGTATTCCAGTTTACTCTAACGTGGGTATTTCAACAGCAAGAAAGGTCGAAGCAGTTGTTGACACTATTTTTAACAAAGGAGAGGCGGCAACATCCGTAGTAAATACATGAATTTAATTAAAGAACTAGAGACTAATGTAGATTGGAATAAAGTATTTGGAGTTGTTGACTCTCTTTATTCTGATAAAGGATTTACATCTAATGCAGATAACTTTGCAAGGGCAACTATGGTAGAGAAAGCTTTAGATAAGTTTTCAAACATTGATAGAGTTGACCAAAATGGTTATGACTTTGAGTGGGAAGATAAGAAGATCGAACTCAAGATGGGTAAGAACTTATTTTACAAAGTCAAAGACCCAAAAGCAACTAAGAAGTTTAAAGTTAAATCATTTCTAAGTGAAACAAAAACTGTAGAGGACTTCAGACAAATCAGTACATTTGATTGGTTACTTGTCATTGACCTTACAGCAAGAAGAGTTGTAGTTGTAGAAGATGAACACGCAAGAAGTTTATACCAAGAGGGTGCTGATGGGGCGATGATAGCACTTCAAGATGGAGACTATACTGAATGTAATATAGGAGAGATAAATCCCATACTACCACCAATCAATCTATCATATTTGTATCAGCAAGCAGATAAACACTTCCTAAATTTTTAAAATTATGCTAAAATCAGATCAATTACTGAGAATTTATATGGCAGTTAGGGTAAAACCTACACCGAAGTATAAACCAATTAGAACTCATTATAATACACATTCATTCGGATGAAGGACACTATTTTATTTGGAGATTGCAAGGAAACACTAAGTGCATTTTTGCCACAGAGTGCTAGAACTTGTGTGACATCCCCACCATACTACGGACTCAGGGATTATGGTACAGCAACGTGGATAGGGGGAGACCCTAATTGTAAACATCGAAAGGTAGGTAAGCAAGGTTCTAATTGTATTACAGGACATAAAAATCACGATGATATGGGAAGTGTAGGAGACTACATTTTTAAAAGTGTTTGTCCTATGTGTGGTGCGATTAGACAAGATAGTCAAATAGGACTTGAAGAATCCCCAGAGGAGTATGTTGAATCCTTAGTAAGTGTGTTTCGAGAAGTTAGAAATATACTTACTGATGATGGAACTTTGTGGGTAAACTTAGGAGACAGTTATTATAACTATCGACCAGGAAAAGGTCAATCCTTAGTGAAACAAAGTGTATCTAAAACTAAACAAGATTTACCTGATAATTGTAGTCGTAGAGCAAACAAACTAGATGGTTTAAAGGAGAAAGATTTAATCGGTATTCCTTGGCTATTTGCTTTTGCTATGCGTAAAGATGGATGGTATTTAAGGCAAGATATTATCTGGCATAAACCAAATCCAATGCCAGAGAGTGTAAAAGATAGATGCACTAAATCACACGAATATATCTTTTTATTCAGTAAAAACAGAAAGTATTTTTATGACAATGAAGCAATCAAAGAACCCGCAAAAGATTGGGGAACAAGAGACCGCACAAAAGGTAAGTATCATAATACTGGTACTGGCTTACAGCCTCATAGTGGTCTTACCAAGTCTTATGACAGGAAAAATAAACGATCTGTTTGGTCTGTTACTGTAAAACCATACAAAGAAGCACATTTTGCTACTTATCCACCTGACTTAATCGAACCTTGCATCAAAGCAGGGAGTGAAGAAGGAGACACAGTACTTGACCCATTTATGGGTGCAGGAACTACAGCGGCAGTAGCAAAGTCACTTAATCGTTATTATATTGGGTGTGAACTCAATGAAGACTATGGTAACTTAATTCAGAAAAGAATACAAGATTATCATCCAGTTCAAGAAGTGGCACAAGAACCCACCATAAACATACTAGACATTATATAATAAGTACATAAGTTAATTAACTTAGGGCAAGAATCTATGGTTGTCTTTGTTCAGCAGAGAAATTACGTTCTGTAAGTCCCAATCAATTCAAAAGGAGAACCACCAATGAAATGTGAAGTTGAACTCTATGTAGCAGGTCAGGTATTTACTGAGACCGTACACGCAGTCAATTATGATGAAGCAAGACAAGTAGCACTTGCCAGAAATCCTAACGCAAGAGTTATTAGTGTTAATGCGAAATTCTAATTATCAGAAATTCTATCCCACCACATTCCCATCCTTACTAGACCCCAAAGTTGGGCAACCTAGTGGATGGGTGTCTAAGGATGGTATGTGGGCAGCAGTTCCGTCTAACGGAAGAAAGTTTGCCATAGTTCATAATGGTATCGTAGAACACTTTGCAAAGAATTTTGAGTGTGCTATGATATACATACAAAAGGGAATTAAAAAAGAAAAGAATGAAAGATCAAAACTCAATAAACGAAAGTGAGACTTATTCCCAAAGATACGACAGGGCATTAGCATTATTTACTGAGTCAGTTTTGAAACCAGATCATGTGCTACGAGGGTGCGCCCATAATCAAAAATGTTATGATGAACTCATGGAGATACGAGAGACAATACTTGAATATCTAAAAAAATTATGAGTGAGCATACACCTAATAATGACGATAAAATTCCAAGATGGTTTTATAATACGGTCATTAGTATGGGTGTAATGGTGTTTGTAGCATTTGGTTTAATCCTACTAGGTATGATTTACTAGGCATAAATTTTTGTTACTAATATTTGGATTTTTTAACATTTATTTCATAAATAATGATAGAATTGGAGATAACAAGATGCACTAAAGGTCTTTGTTATGACCACATTATAGGAGTTCACAATGCACAACTTAATTTCGCATAATCAGTTGGCAGGATCAAAAGTAGATCCGCATAACGATTTAATCAATGAATACTACGAGTGCTTGATAGAATGTGACGAAGATCAACAAACTTGTAAAAGAATTTGTAAGGAGGTACTATTTTACTAGTAAACATTAGCAGATAAAACAATGTTCTATTTACATCCACCTTAATAAGAAACAACGACCCTTGACTTTTTGAGTCAGGGGTTTTATAATAGGAAAAAAGAATCTTATGCAAGTGGACAGAGTTGATGAGGAACTAGAATCTAAACTATTATGTGAATTAGATTTTATTGCAGAGCAACTACGAGGTAAAATTACTCATAGTGTATATGCGAATAGTAGTGGAAAACAATCAAAGCTAGTTACGATTGAATATGGTGTACGAGATAAATGAAAAGATTTTTATTTAGGGTACGAGAATTTGCGTGGGAAGTTGTATGCTTATTCGAGGATATATTATACCCTTATCGAAATCGTTTGACCCCAGAAGAAAAATACGAGCATGGTATGATAGACCCGATTACAGGGGAGATTACTATGATTGAGAATTTAATTCAAGCAAACAACGAGAGAATTGAAAGACTACAAGATGAAATGATTAACGTAATGAATAGATTATATCAGATTGAAACAAATGCGAAGAGTATAAATACTTATTCGGAAAATAAATTCAATCAAGTTAATCCAAATGAAAGACAAGAAAGCAGCGAAAAAAATCATTAAAATCGCAAAAAGTGATAAGAAATTATATTCTAAAGCAGATGTAATTTATGCTAAATTAATACGAAAAAGAATCAAAAATGAAGAAAGACTCACTAAAGATAAATCAGAATAAAGATGGTTCATTCTCAGCAGAGTGGGATAAAAACGACCCTATGTGGTCATTTTTAAATGGCAAGACCTCGAAGGAGATACAAGATATGATTCAAAATATTATAAAAGATGAAGCAAGAAGACGTTAATCATAAAGAAACTCTTAAGGAATAGTCAATCTTATAACTAGTTATGTTATAATACCCTAACATACCGCATAAAACAATGTTTAACCTAGACGAAGCATACTCAACTTACTTACATTCTGATAAAAGATTTCGTATTAATGGAGTAGAGGAAAAAGTTATCGGATATGGTTATAATTGTGATGGTAGTCAAATCATAGGACACTATGTTAACACAGAAAATCACAAATTGTATTATGATTTAAAAGGTGTGTTTATTCGCAAAGAAACACTTGAACTTGCTAACATACAAAGTTAGTGCTAAATTATAAATAATAATGTAACAGATAGGAGGTCATTATGAAAACTATTGAAGACCATATCCAAAAGGACAAAGAAATTCTTGCCGACCCAAATACTTCTGAACCTATGCGTCATCACATAGAAGATGAGTTACACGATTTAGAGGAGTATGTAGATCATCACAAAGATGAAATCAAAGCAGGCGATCATCACGACCCCAATGCACTAGAACTATTTTGTGATATGCACCCAGACGAACCAGAGTGTCTGGTATATGACGATTAAATAACTGTCACACACCCTCTTTACAGAGGGTTTTTTTGTGATATATTAATAGTAGGGAAACAAAACATCTGTGGTTTCGACCCACATACATCCAATACTGGTTAGGAGTGGAATAAGTTGATTAATCAAGGCAAATTGCTCCACTATGTTTTTGTTTCTCGCACCCAATATACAACCACCACATTATTATGTCAACAAACGCAAGAATTGGTATCAAACTTGAAGATGGTTCAATCCTCTCAGCATATCATCATTGGGATGGTTATCCTGAGTGGTTAGGTGTCACTCTTAAAGAACAATACAATACAAAAGAGAAAGTTGCCGAGTTGATAGATGGTGGCAATATGTCATCTTGCTATTCAGATAATGTATATGACTACGAAAAGCAAGAGTTTGTCAAACGTGACCCACAACCCAACTATTATGGTGGGGATGATGAAGCACCCAGACTAAGTAAGAATTTTACTCAGTTTGCATTTGATTCAAAATCAGGAGAAGAGTTTTTATATCTTTTCTCAGAAAATGAGTGGAATGGATTTGCAATCAATCACAAGTATTATGATGATGGAGAGATTGTTGATACTAGCATTGACCCAGTAGAAATACCAGAACCAGAGACAGTTTAATTAGTGTCACATAGCCCCTTACATTTTGTGTGAGGGGTATTATAATTAGTACATACACCACAAACATTATGAGAAAAGCAACAGGACAAATGCAAGAAAGTACACAGGAACTTCTTGATGAGTATAACGAACTCTATGATTGGGAGTACAACGAAATGTGTGACTTTATTGAAAAATATGGAGAGACAGAATTTCAGACTTATTATGAAACATACCACAAACTTGTTGATGATTATGGCATAGAGTTAGTAGATGAATTTGCAGAGTATTTTGATGTG